GCAAATTCATCAATAGATATAGCATCAAGAGCCTTAGTTCTTATTGGTGCAGAGCCTATTACTTCATTTGACTCTTCAAGTACTGAAGCCTTAGTAGCAACTAATATGTATGAGGATACAGTTAGAGCCATGCTATCTACAGCAAGATGGCGATTTGCTACAGAACAAGCAGTTCTAAATCAATTGTCAGATGTGCCTACTGGTAGGTTTGATATTGCTCATCAATTACCTAGTAATTTACTAGTATTACATGGTGTTACTGTAAATGATAATCTTATAGAGTTTACAGTATATGGAGATAAGGTATTTAGTGATGCAACATCATCAGATTCTTTAGTTGCAGATTTTACATTTAGAGCAGATGAAGTTGATTTTCCATCATACTTTTCTTTAGCTTTGCAATATTCATTG